TAGGGCCAGCAACAAAACGGCGAACAATATCCAGTTCATTGGGTCAGGATTGACCAAACGCCGGGCGACCACGGGTCTTGCTGTTCTCCTCGAAAAGCAATGTGAACCTGACCGTCCGGGAACACTTGAAGCAAGATTTCTAGGTCTTGTCTCAACTCGCTCATTTCGGTCATGGTAAAAACTGCTGTTCGTACCGGCTCGTTAATTTCTTCTATAACAATCATTTTCTATCCTCCATTACTAGGTATCCGATAACGCTAAGACCTGAACTAATTGTGAGCATTATCCCGGGAGCCAGCGACGCTGTTCTCCCTGTCAGGATTTCGCCAAAAACAATTATTAGTGAGTAAACCTGTAAAAGAATGACGAGGGCCAGCCAATGGTTCGGGCGTTTGGCTCTCCTATTCATTAGAACCTAAGAACTCTGTGATTCGGGCAGCGAGGTCAGCGCCGAACATTCCGAAATCCTCCAGCAGAACAGTCGCTTCAACGAGCAATTCTTTGGCGTTTCTAAGGTTCTCCTTGGTTGTTGACGCTGTTCGGTCAGGGTAATCTCTTCGTTCCGTTGGTTCGTAGCGTCCCTCGAAGTCTCTGTGGACATATGGAAGGCAACGGTTCCTAGGTTTCGTTAGTTGGAAAACCAGCCCGGCGCTGTGAAGGTTGCTTAGAACGCTGGAGGCTTGACCATGATGAAGCCCTAACTGATCGGCCAACTCTGACCAAATCATCCCTTGAGGGAAACGGCTCAAAACTCCCAAGGCTTTTATTTGCCGTTCGGTGAGTTTTCCGCTCGAAACCTCATGGTACGCCCTAGCAGCTGAGGTCGCCGTTCCCGACCAACCTCCGGTACCAGCGTAGGGCGTTACCGGATTGTTAACTATCTGCTGTTCCACTCTCTGTCCCCTTTATGGCTCTAATGATTTGTTTTCCGACCCACGCTGCCACCGGGCTGGCGACTCCGTTGCCGATCTGCTTATATCTGTGGCTGTCAGCCTGTTCTTTTCCTTGAGCGTTGAGCAAGGTGTGGTTGTCGGGCCAGCCTTGGAGTCTTTCGCACTCGAGTGGGGTGAGTCGCCTCACCGCCAGAGGAGGGCCGTCTGTGGCTACCGCTGGCACTTGAGAGATTGAGAGAGGGCCAACTCCGTCCTCCGTTATTCCTAAACCATCGTGGGCGTTGCCGTAGCCTCCACCGTTCTGCCAGTTGAACCCATAACTCAGCGGTTCGGTTGCTGGCTCGGTCACCATAGGCACATTGTTTCCACCTGTACCCATTTTCCCGGCGAGCGTAGGAACTATCCCGGAGGTGATTCGGAGGTCGCCATGTTGCGCACCATCAAAGATCATTGCTTCACCGACGATCAGGTTCTCGCTTCCGCTTCCAACGGTTCCACCCGAGGAGCGAAGCGTCCCGAACTCGCCTTCAACATATTGGCCATACCCTCCCTCACGGAAAGGTGTCGGTTGCGTCCCGGGAACCAGAACCAAATGCTGAGAGTCAGTCGTTTCTGTCCCTCTTGGGCCTTTGCTCATACCTGCCGTCAGAGTCCCTACAGTTGGTTGAAGGAAACCGTCGCCTAGTTCGAGGGGTTCGGGGTCTCCGTTGCTGATTCCCCTACTGCCTCCAACGCCCGTTTGAGCAGATCGGGTAGCACTTTGCCACGCCGTTCTGCTCTCCTTAGTATCCCGAGGGCTGCCCTTGGTGAGAGGTAGTAGCGGGTCGGGACAGTTTCGGGCGACTGTAGGGTCGAGGACAGCAACGAGAAAGATTCTCCTCCGTCGCTGGGCGATTCCGAAGTTCTGAGCGTCCAGCACGGCCCATTCAATGACCAGCGACCCGATGTCTGCCATTTCGTCGAGGACTTGCCCGAAGTCGTCGCCTTTATTGCTTGTGAAGGCTCCGGGGACATTTTCCCAGACTGCGAATCGGGGGTAAACAGATTCAGTTGCATTTCTCATCTCCTTGATGATTCGGGTGGCTTCGTAAAAGAGTCCTGATCGGCCTCCGTCCAGCCCTGCCCGTTTGCCTGCTACTGACAGGTCTTGGCAGGGAGAGCCGAAGGTGATTATGTCTGCGTATGGAAGGTCAGCCCCGTTGACAGTGCTTATGTCGCCCCAACGGGGTACATTCGGCCAATGCTGTTCGAGTACGCTTGATGCGTGTTTGTCCCATTCCACCTGTGCGACACATTCCATTCCGCAAGATTCCAAGCCGAGGTCAAAACCTCCGACCCCGGCAAACAAACTCACGAAACGCAACGGTCGCCCTTTGTCGGGTTCTAGGTGCGTGTTCATTAAGTGAATCATATGCTACTCACCGTGAGGTATTCAACGATTCGGCGTTTATAGATGCTGTTCCTACAATAAATATTCGCTAGCTGCCTGTACTATGAGAGTAATTAGTGCGCCAGTCGCCAGTATGTGTCCTCCGTGACCTTTACGCTGGCTACTGCCATTGTCTCGAGGAGCAGCGTGAAGTACAAAGTCACAGGTGGAGCAGACGGAACCGCAGGCGTTGAGGTTGCTGGTCGTCGCTATGAAGCAGGCGATGAAATTGATATCGCTGCCGGGAAAAACCAGTGGCTTATTGAGCAGGGCTATGTTGAGCCTGTTACCAAAACCTCCAAGACCGAAGAACCAACCTCTGAGGAACAGGACGCATAATGCCTACATTTATTCATGGCAAATCAACCGGGGTTCTGCTGAACCAGTATGACCTGTCGGCCTACTTCAATTCGGTGGACGCCTCAACCTCCCTCGAAACTGCCGAGACAACCGGGTTCGGTTCATCTGCTAAGTCGTATATCCCGGGCTTGGTTGACGCCACTATTTCCCTCTCTGGAATGTTTGCCACCGACGCCTCCGGTAGCGATGCTGTTCTTGCCACAATTCTTGGCTCAGCGACCACCCCGATTCTCACAATCCCATTTGAGACCGGGAGTATCGGCAAGAAAGCCATTGTTGCCAAAGCGCACGAAACTTCTTATTCAACCTCAAACCCAGTGGGCGATATTGTTTCGGTTTCTGCTGATTTCAATGCTTCCACTGACGGCACAACCAATGTGACCTACGGTTTGCGAACAGGCGTTACGCTCACCGCCGGGGCCAGCATTGCCTACGGGGCTTTGGCTGCCTTAACTGCTGTTGACAATGCTGCCTCCTCAGCAGCTGGTGGCATTTCAAACCTTCATGTCACCGCCAACTCCATCTCGGGTGGTACAACAACGATCAAAGTTCAGCACTCAACCGACAACTCGACATGGGCCGACCTGATCACATTCACAGCGGTAGCTGCTTCAACAGTTACTTCTCAACAATCCGCAGTAGCCAGCACAGTAAACCGTTACCTACGGGTTCTCCCGTCAACTGCTGGTTCTTCGGGAGCAATCACATTTCACGTTTCATTCGCACGGTTCTAACAAAGGATAAATCATGCCCACTTTCGTTCACGGTAAATCAACTAACTTCACTCTTGACGACACCGCTGGTTCAGTTCGTGACCTCTCGAACACTTTGACCTCGGTGGACTTCCCGGAGTCAATTGAGACAGCCGAGACCACCGCCTTCGGTTCAAGCGCAAAATCGTACATTGTTGGCCTCTCAGACGCAACGGTTTCGTTGTCGGGAATCTGGGACGCAACAGTTGATGGTTACATCGCTGGAGGCGCTGAGCCTGCCAGCCGTTCGTTCGTTTACGGCCCTGCTGGCTCAACCGCTGGCAATGTCAAGTACACAGGCGAGGCAATTGTTACCTCATACTCAATCAGCAACCCGGTCGGCGATGTAGTAACCTACAGCCTTGACCTACAGGTTACTGGTGCAGTAACTCGTACCACATACTGATCTAACCAACAAATAGGAGAGTGACCATCGTGTCCATTGCTCAGCAAATCCGTCAAGCCAACCAATTAGGCAAAGAAGTTATCACCGTTGCCGATTGGGGAGTTGATATTGAAATTAGATCTATGTCTGCCGGGCAGAGAGCAGCGCTTCAGTCGCTAGTCGCTGACGACGCCCTCAGTACCGGAGACCGCCAAGAGAAAATGTGGGGCTTCCTGCTCCTACATTGCTGTTTCGAGGTTGAGTCAGGCCAACCAGTTTTCACAGAATCAGACCTTGAGTGGATTCTTAACGAATCGGCGTTCGGCCCGATTGACTATTTGACCACAAAGTGCCTCGAGGTTTCCGCTATCGGCAAGAAAGCATCTGACGATCTGGGAAAATCCTCTTAGGTTTCCCGGACCGCAACGGAATCATTCACCCAGAACGCAGGTTCCTGTTCCACCTCTCCCGGGAGTTGGGCATGACAGTCGCCGAACTTCAAGAACGAATGAGCAGCGCAGAACTAGCGGAATGGATAGCCCTCCGACAAATTGAATCAAGCGAGAAAGATCAGGCCCGGCAGATAGCAGAACAAAGAGCAAAACGAAAGAGATAGAAAATGGCCGAGGCAACAGTAGGAAAAATCAAAGCGGTAATCACTGCTGATTCTTCAGGACTATCTCAGGCCGTAGCAACTGCTCAGAAATCGCTTAACTCGCTAGGCTCAACAGCCGAAACCACCGCCGGGCAGGTAGAAAAGGTTACTAGCGCCCTCAAGCCTGAAACTGTTAGTGCTGATGTAGCACAATCCACGCAAGCCCTCGAAGTACTAACTACCTCAGCAAACAAAACCGAGGAGCAACTGTCACAGGTTTCTGAAGGGCTTGATGGGCAGGGAGTAGCGGAACAAGCAGGCAACGCTCAGCACGGCATTGAGCAACTAGGAATGGAAACGCAAGCCCAGACCGCCAAAATGGAGGCAGGCTTTAAGAAAATGGCTGGTGTTCTCGCCACCGCCTTTGCCACTCAAAAACTTATCGCATTCGTTAAAGAGTCAGTCAAGGGCGCTTCAGACCTTGGCGAATCAATAAATGTGACCAACGAAATCTTTGAG